CCTGGTAACTGCCTCAATTTGTCTCCAGCAAATTTCGCCATCTTCGGTACACGATGGCATTTCATAATACTCATCCACTTCCGAATACGTCGTGTCCTTATCCTTGTAATATTCCGTCTTTGTCGCAATCTTGATTTTCTCCTCAATAAAATCTCCAATCTGGACTTTTTGAATAACTCCTTCACGATTTCGCACGATAATAGGTGTCTCGTATGTAACCGAATTTAACGTCATTTGAGTTGAAACTTCGCCAATGCTCTGGCCGGCAATCATTCCAACCATTTCCCCTGGCGCCACAATTGCCCGTTTGTAATCCAACGTAATTGTGTCCAACAACATTTTCAGGGCTGCCAAATTAAATCGCTTTACCAAGAGTAGCTGCTTGGGGGACAAGTAGTAATAATATAGCGTCTTGAAAAGTATGGTCGGTGGCGCAAAGTGGATTTTTTCCAGGTTCGCGTAATATTTCTCAAGCAACTCGTATACTTCAACCGGTGTAACGTCGACCATTGATGATGCCGAAATATTGTTTTGTCCTTGAATATTACCGATTACATAGGAAAACGCAACAGGGCAGTTCACAACATCTTCCGCCCTGCCCTTGAATACGTGATTCACTAACTCCTTCCTCATTGTAACCATCATGTCCGTGTATTTCTGGTTATACACGTCCATCGCCTTCTTCTGGCTCTTGTATCGCGCCAACACGTTTTTCAATAATATATTGGACAACATTTTCGTGTTACTCGTATCATCGGCAAGCGCGTAATGCGCGTAGATATCTTGAATGCTCATGTTAACAATAGGAATTTGTTGGTTTTCCACTTTCACTGTATCAATATTGTCATCACCATAAACAAACTGAACAATTTTGTTCTTGTTTGACCTGACAGTCATATCATAATTCACCATCAAATCTTCCAATCCCTTGATTAATCTGCGCTGGATATAACCAGTTGTTGACGTCTTAATAGCGGTATCAATTAAACCAACACGACCACCCATGGCGTGGAAGAACAACTCCTGCGGCGAAAGCCCGTTAATATACGAACTTTCCACGAAACCGCGTGCTCCGGGCGAATCGTCGTATTTTGTGAAATGCGGCAATGTCCTGTGGTCAAACCCATAAGGAATTCGCTTTCCATCGACGTTCTGTTGCCCCAAGCATGATACCATGAATGATATATTCAAGTCGGATCCCTTGGACCCAGCATTCACCATTGTCACGAAACGATTGTTCGCGCCGAGACTTTTCAACCCAATTTTACCAGACTCTGCCGTTGCTTGATTGAGAATATTATTTACCTGTGTCTCAAACTCCTCTTCGTTGGTCTTTCCGGTATTATTCTCAAAAACTCCAATTTGCGTTTGTTCGATAATGTTCTTCACGTCACCCTTCTTAGTTGTAATGACTTCAATAATCGCGTCATTTGTCGCCTTGTCGGAAATCAAATCACTAATCCCAACACTGAAACCACTCGACTTCATATATTCCGTAACAATGTTTTGGAGGTCGTCTATGAATTTTGCGGAAGCCATATTACCAAAATCGTTACACGTCCTATGGATTAGCCCCTTCGTTCCGGCACCAACAACTCCCTTGTCAATTTGACCACGAATGTATTTTCCGTTTTTAATTTCTAGTATCGCGTTGTAATTTTCCGCATCTGTTTTGTCGTCCCTGAAGCCCTTGGTTTTGTATTTCAATGACAACGGCGGCATGATTTGAGACATAATATCAAAGCTCGTGACTGTGTCCCCTTTACTGAACAATTCCTTCTCATTCACGCCATTGAACATCATCAACAAATTCATTGCTTCGCGGGGCGTAAAATTCACGTTCTTTCGCGTGAACTGGTAGCACCCAAGCATAGAATCCTGGAAAATGCCAATAATCGACGTGTTGTTTGCGGGGCTGATAATTTGATAAGGAACCGCCGCCAAATTTTTAAGTTCTGCCTCAGACTCCGCGTCCTGAGGCATGTGTAAATTCATTTCCGGTGAATTACCCAAAGTTTCCAGTGGGAGTAGACTATACCTTAAGCCGTATCAGGTTGATTAAACCATCATATACGACCCATAACCGTCTAGTCGTTGAACCTTCCCCGTGCTCTATCATATCTCAGGAAACCTACGGTTTCCCGAACCCTTCCCTTTTAGGAGTGGTTTGGAAAATCGACGGTTTTCTGAAAAGCGAGTTTAGGGGCTTGGCTGCGGATTGCCCAATCCTTCACGTTTTTACCATTGAATTTTCGGCAATTAACCGAGTTCCTCATTTATGTTTCCAAGAATGAGTGGTAGTGAAGGCTGTAGAGGGGTTCCCCGCAATTTGGTCATGTTGCTAATTGTTTCTTTAAATTTGTAATGAATTCCCTTGCGCTTTCTCTGCTTTCGTTTAAGGGAATATGAACGCCACCAAAATCTGCCTTTTTTTTGTCGATACGCACATACCAACCATATTGTTCGTCATTCCTATACAAACATTTTATGTATTTATCAATATCATCATCTATTGATTTTACATCTTTAAAACGCTCGTATTTTTTATCTTTATAATAACGTATTACACCATTCGAAACACGTTTTTTACTTTCGTCACTGTGAGTAAACATTGTTCCGCCATTCTTTAAGTTATACCCGTCAGGATATAAACTATGTAACTCTTTGATGTAATATATCTCACGTTCATCGGCATTTAATATTTCACAATATTCTAACAATTCAACAACAAAATTTACGACGCCATACTTTCGAATTGCGTTGTTTAAATAATGTGATTGGTTTTTCTTTTGTGAAAATGCCTCTGATATGTGACAACGAAATCTTCCTTCACAGCCATAAGGACGATATCGTTTATGGTTTAAAATATGAGACACTGCTTGTCCTACATATAATTTACCATTTGTTAGATTTGTTATTTTATAGATTTCACAATAACGTTCACTAGGATCATCTAGTATTTCTGTTGACAGTTTAATTCCGTTTGATGGTTCCATTGTATGTTAATATACATACATCTATTTAAGTTGTTTTCGAAACAATTAACTAGGGAGTTGCACGCTTTTAACGCTCCCTGTTGGGGACAAAATGTTTTATACATTTTTTGTTACCTATTATGGTAACAAAAGTCTATCCCCGTCGTAGTCAGCATTGTATGGTTTGGTCGTTCCAACGTTCATACGGAAAGTATCACCATACTTCATAATTCTCGCAATGTGGCACATCATTGACATTCTGTGTAAAGTCGGCTGTCTGTTGAACAAAACCGGGTCACCGTCCATCATATGTCTGTGAACAATATCGCCGTCTTCAAGAACAACAGAGTTCCTGTCAACATACCTCAGTGTAATTGACTCGCCGAACTTTTTCTCTAGAATCTTGGCTCCGGGCCAAATATCCGGTCCATTTTGGACTAATTTTGTCAAGAACGCTCGATTGAGCGCATTAACGGTAACCGGCTTGGTAAGGTTTTTTGCGATTTTAATTGGAATGCCAAGCTGTTTGATTGATAAGTTCGGTTCGGCACCAATCACGGAACGCGCGCTATAATCCACGCGCTTCGCCATTAGATTACCTCTCATTCGCCCGCCTTTTCCATTCAATCGGTCTTTTATAGATTTCAGGGGTCTTCCAGAACGCTGGGCAACGGAGGCAACCCCTGGAATTTTGTTATCCACCTGCGTCGCAACATAATATTGTAGGACTGTAGTCCAATCCTCAATCACATTTGCGGGGGCGTTATTTTGAATTTTCTCTTGTAGAGTCTTGTTCGTCTTGATAATATTTACCAAGATGTGACTCAAATCATCCTCCGACCGTTGCTGTGCATCATGCTTGACAGACGGGCGAACTGCCGGCGGCGGCACATACATGACTTGACAAACCATCCAATCCGGTCTGGAGTACAGCGGGCTAAAACCCATGAACGAAACATCCTCGTCGGAAATTCTCTTACAGATTTTAATCACGATCTCAGGCGTAACCTTGATTGAAATCGGTTCACTTTGCTCGCCGCCATCACCCTTCCACTCTGCGAAGATTGATGCGAGTCCCTCTTTGCGAATTTTGTTCGGCTGCAAACACCCACAACCATCCTCTGTATCCTCTCCACACCGCTTAATTTTGCTCGCAAGTGAAAACACATATTTCCATCGGTTCTCACCTTGTAGCTTTAGCGCCTGTTTGTATTTTTCTTTACTAATGAGAAGTTTGCTACACTTGAAACAAACACACCGCAAACACTTTAGAACGGTGCTTAAATACTGTATGTAAAACACCGGACGAGCCAACTCGATGTGGCCATGATAACCAGGAGTCGTCATATAATCAAGTCCGTCGGTCGGGCAAATTAGCCCCGGCTCTAAAACCCCCATTCTGGGGTCAAATAGTCCGCCAATTACAGGTTTATTATTGATATACGTGTCTCTGCTTGTTATCTCGGCGACAGAACCCTTTCGTATTTCATCAGGAGACAATATACTAAATTGGATGCCAACAATTTTCGAACAGACAACGTTTGAACCTTGGGGTTTCGACATCTATTATATATGGGAATAAATAAATGGATTTAGATTGTTTCCTATTCAATTTTATTTTCAATTGTGACAAATAAAAATAATGAAAACAAGCGGAAAAAACAAAGATTTGGAAATTTTAGCAGAAGGTCTATGATTTTGTCAGAAAATAAAATTGAATGAAATTGTTTACAAAAATGTAATTTAAACACTCAACGCATATATACTACAATGGTTCGCGACACTAAAAGTAAGAAGGAGCAGACGAAGAAGAAGGCAAAGGAGGAGCAGAAGAAGAGGATGACGACCCGCGGAAAGCAAGACGACGATGAGAGTGACGACGATACTGAAGAAGAGGAGGAGGATATGGACCCTATCGAGTATCAAAAATTATTGGCATCTATATTCCCGTCGAAAAATGCGGACAAGAAGGTAAAGGACGGCGAGAAGTTGAAGAAGACCTTGGCAAAGGACCTCAAGAAAAACAAAAAGATTGTTGAAAGCGATGAGGAGGAGGTTTGGGAAACGGACGAAGAGGAGGAGAGGGTTGTTAAGAAGAAGAAGAAGATTAGCAAAAAGAAGAAGGTTGTTATCGAAGAAAGTGAGGATGACGATGATTCCGATTATGTTCCAACGGATGAGGATGAGGGGGAAAAGAAGAAGAAGAACGATGACGTCACAATTTACTTTACAATTGGAGGAGATGATGACTATGATGACGACGACGAAGATGACGAAGATGATGAAGACACTGAAGATGAGGATGCGTCAGTTTCCAGTGATGACGACGATGACGACGATGATGATGATGATGACGAAGAAAGCGATGATACAGCATCACTTCTAGATGAAGAGTTGATTAAACACAAGAGTAGAAAGAGTACACGCGATGTGAAGAAGGAAAAGGCAACAACAACAATCCCAATTATCAAGGATGGAGATGTAATTTCAAAGTTGAAGGAGATTCAGGAGAAGGACAAGGACAACAAGTTGATTCAACAGTGTATCAGTGTTTGCGAGAAGAATATCAAGGAAAATAACAAGAGGGTGGAGAAGAAGAACAAGAAGCAGAAGGATAAGAATATGCGAATCTTCAAGAAGATTATCAAGGATAAGAACACAAATAACGACTTTACGTTTTATGAAAAGCTTGATCCTGAGAAGCAGAAAACAATCATCAAGGAACTGCGCGAAATTAACAAGATTACTCGTGTTGATAAGCCGTATCGAATGACGTTGTTGGAATCCGACATTCCTGTCCAGTTTAAGAGTGCCGCGATGAAGAAGATAAATTCTCTTCGCAACATGGACCCTGGGAGCGGCGAGTATTATAAGAATAAGAACTGGATTGACACCTTTATGCGGATCCCGTTTGGAAAGTATGATAAGTTGCCGATCACGATCGAAGATGGAGTTGAAAAGTGTAACGAGTTTATGGAGAATGCTGCCAAGATATTGAGTGAGGCCGTTCATGGGCTGGACGACGCAAAGATGCAAATCCTCCAAATGACCGGTCAGCTCATCGCCAACCCAAAGTCGATTGGTTGCGCGATTGGTATTTACGGCCCTCCTGGAACTGGAAAGACTAGCCTGATCAAGGATGGAATCGCGAAAATTCTCGGCCGCAAGACGGTGCTAATTCCACTGGGGGGGGCAAAGGATAGCTCTCATTTGGTCGGTCACGGTTTCACATATGAAGGCTCAACGTGGGGCAAGATTATTCAAGGACTTATTGATACGGGAAGTTCATCAGTTGTATTTGTGTTTGATGAGGTTGATAAATTGAGTCAAACGACGCAGGGGGAGGAGATTACTGGCGTGTTGACACATTTGATCGATTCCACACAAAACGACGAGTTCCACGACAATTATTTCGCCGAGGTTAAGTTCGACTTGAGCAAGTGTTTGTTCGTGTTCAGTTACAATGACGAGACATTGGTGAACCCGATTTTGAGAGATCGTATGTATCGAATTAAGACGGATGGATATGACGAGAAACAAAAGACGGTAATCGGTAACAAGTATTTGATTCCTAAGATAAGGGAGCAGGTTAAGTTCAAGGATGGAGATATTATTATTCCGGATGAATCAATTCATCATATGATTGACAAGTATTGTGAGAAGGAGGATGGAGTTCGTAATTTGAAGCGTTGTTTGGAGATTATTCATACAAAGTTGAACTTGTATCGTTTGATGAAGCCCGGGTCGAGTTTGTTTGAAAAGGAAATGTCATTGAAGGTGGAGTTTCCATTCAAGGTGACGCCTGAAATTGTCGACAAGCTAATCAAGAAAAATGATAAGACGAAGACGACGTTCCAAAGTATGTATATGTAAACCGCTTAAAATGTAATCTAAATGAATAGTAATGAAAAATAAATTTTTTTATGTGAAGTGTAAACCCATAAAAAAATGTCTTCCTGGTTGTGAACATAGATTGGTAAAAGATATGATTGATATAACCCCTGAAAAATCAATGATTATTGTATATTGTGAAATTTGCGAACAAACATTTTAGTTTATTCAGTAACCACGGCTTCTTGCTCCGCTTTAACCTTAGCGGCCTCCTCTACAGCAGCTTGTAAAACTCTTGCCTCCTCTACAGCAGCCTCTTGTAAAACTCTGGCAGCCTCTACAGCAGCCTCTTGTAAAACTCTTTCCTCCTCTACAGCAGCCTCTTGTAAAACTCTTTCCTCCTCTACAGCAGCCTCTTGTAAAACTCTGGCAGCCTCTACAGCAGCAGCCTCTACAGCAGCCTTAGCAGCAGCCTCCTCGGCCTCTACAGCAGCTTGTAAAACTCTTGCCGCCTCTACAGCAGCAGCCTCTACAGCAGCCTTAGCA